CACTGCACAACAGGCAGCAGCCGTTGCAAAATATTTTCAAGTAGCAGTGGCTGGAGTACAAGCTGTTGCCCAGTCTATTAGAAACAAAAATCCTCAGGCACGCACTGGCGGCATAGCCAGTGCGGCGGCAGTAAAACCAGTCATGCAACAGAGATTGCGTGCCATTGGAGTCACTCCTGCACAAATGCAACAAATAGGTCAAATGATAAGAATCAACAGTGGCGACAAAACATTCAAACGTACCAACAATCCTCAGGTTGATGCACTGTTGATGACCTTGGGAATGACACCAATATGAACATATTTGAAGGCGGTAATGTATTCAAAGACGGCGACGGCCGCGCCCTAACACAACGTATCAATCAAACTGATGTAAAACCTACCTTGGCCTGGCTAGATCAAATGTTGCCAGGCCTGGATCTACAAAACAACACACTGGGCAGCACAGGCCTCAAACCCACATCAGGTGATTTGGATGTAGCAGTAGATGCCAATTTGGTCACCAAAGAACAATTGGTACACAGATTATCGCAGTGGGTACAAAGTCATGGATTCAAACCCGAAGACTACATACGAAAAACCGGTACTGCGGTGCATTTTAAAACACCCATAGTAGGTAATCCCAACAAAGGTTATGTACAGACTGATTTCATGTTCTTGAAAAATGTACCATGGTCAAAGTTTGTACTGACTGCTCCTGCCAACTCAGAGTACAAAGGCGTTGATCGTAATGTGTTGATGAATAGCATGGCCAAAAGCATGGGCTACAAACTGAATCAAATTGCGGGCATTGCTGACCGTGCTACCAATCAAGTGATCACAGATGATCCTGACAAAGTGGCCAAACTGTTGTTGAACAAATCTGCTACCCGAGATGATTTGTACAGTGTGGAAACAATCATACAAGCATTAGCTAACGATCCCAAACGTGATGCCAAACTAGCAGATGCCCGAGAACATTTTGCCAATCAAGGTGTACCATTTTTTGAAACTCGTGGTGAATCAGACACAAACTTCTTGGCAAGATTAAGAGATCGTATTGTAAATCAAGGCATGAGACCTCTAGTAGAATCTGCCAAAGATGTACGTATTGAACATCTTGAAGACCTGGTGTTTGAAAAAGGCAGTCGCGGCATTCGAGAAGCACTGCAAATCATAGCAGATGCAGCTGCAGATACTGCCAGCACTACCACTGTAAAATGGGATGGCAAACCTGCTATCATATTTGGACGCAAACCCACTGGAGAGTTTGTGCTCACAGACAAGTCTGGATTCCTGGCCAAAGGCTATGATGGCCTGGCCACAAGCCCAGAACAAATTGCCAAAATTATGAACCAGCGTGGCGGGGAACGTGGCGATCTAATTGCTATCTATGTAAAACTGTGGCCCTTGTTGAGTGCCGCAGTACCAGCTAACTTTCGAGGATACATCCAAGGCGATTTGTTGTACACACAAACTCCACCAGAAATAGCAGGCGCATATGTGTTCAGGCCCAACTTCATTGAATATAAAATTCCTGCAAACAGCAATCTTGGACAACAAATTGGTAACAGTGAAGTGGGTGTGGCTATACACACCAAGATTGCTGACCCAACAAGTCCTGCAGAGCCACTAGGCGATGTAAAACTACGCCCAGTACCTGGACTGTTGCTGATAACTCCTAATGTAAAAGAAATACAAAACGTAAAGCCCAATGCCAAGTTGGTTGCAGAACTCAAGCAGTTATTGAGAGAGAAAGGCCCAGCAATTGATCAATTGTTTAGCCCAATAGATCTTCGCAGTCATGGCATAACTGATCTACCAGCCCTGTGCAAACGTTATATCAATTCAAGAATCACCACAAACTTTGACAATCTATTGCCTGGATTTGGTGACTGGCTAAAGGCCAATGTGACGCCTAGAAAATTCAACAACATAGTAGAATACCTGCAAAGTCCAAGAAGCAACATTGACGGTATCAGTGCAGCCTTTACTGCATTTTTAGGCCTGCACGATCTCAAAAGCGATTTGCTACAACAACTGGATCGTCAACAACCAGGACAAGAAGGTTGGGTACTAGCAACTCCTGCTGGTCGTGCTAAACTGGTCAATAGATTTGGATTTTCTGCTGGTAATCGTGCACTAAACAATCCAGAATTGATCTCCTAACTCATAATTTTATCGCCAAAAGATAAATAAGTGTAAGGCGAGAGCCTACATATTAAGGAGTTTTTCAAATGGCATATATTGTCCCAGTATCAGGTGGTGCACAACCAGTATTCGCAACTGACGTTCTCAACGGTACCCCCGCACAGAGCGCTAACCTTGCCAACGCAAGCGTAACCAATTTTCAAGGCCCCAAACTTGACTTTTTCTCATTGACTGCCAACGGTTCTTTGGGCGCAGCAGGTGCAGGTAATGCATATGGTTATGTTTCCAACATATTGCAATCAATTCAACAAACTAGCACTATTGCTATGTATCAAGTTAGTCCATCTAACCCACAAGTGTTGAACATTGCTTTGTATCCCACAGGTGCATACACAACTGCAAACTTGGTTGCCGCAGCTCAAGTTGCCAATGCAACAGGTGGATTAAACATTGGTATTCCAACTGCCAACGTTTCGGCTACTGCATCGTTTACAACTCAGTAATCCGTTACTAGTTCAAACAAACCCTAGAATAAAACCTGGGGTTTTTTGTTGACGTTAAATACACACAATATGATGGTCAACAAAATTACTGAAGCAGTTATCTACGAATCACCAGATGGTGGCGAAACAGTCTACGTCAGAGAGCATGGCTCCGCTCAACGACAGTTGCATAGCCAAAGTCCTAGAGCCATAAACATACAAGAACAATTAAAAGAAGATCAGCTCTGGGGGCAAATACGCAGAGCTGCCAAAACAAATCCTGCTTTACAAGATGTACTGGAACAAGCGAAAGTTATCTACCAGCTCAGTAAAAGTTGATCGCAATTTTGATGCGATTTATCTGTAAAACACTTTTTGATATCACTGCCACAGGTGTCACTGGACATATAAAATCTGCACGGCTACCTTTCCTGGATCGTACTGGACAAACAATTACCAATTATCATTCTTGGAATTACGCAAGAAATCAACAGAGAAATTGGGAAACTATCACACAGATAATATCCATGCGAACACAGATGTTTGAATTGACTGATCCAGTGCAAAACAATTTTATTTGGATATTTGAATTTGAAACCGAAACAGATGGTGTATTTGGCGACAGCACAGATCCAACACAAATACTAAGATTGGATTCCGAAGGTGTTCCTATGATAATAGATTTAGGTAACCAGGAAAATTTAGCATCTGTACTGATAACCACTGGTGTTGATCAAAACATTTGGTTCGAACCTATTCCCATAAATAATTGATTGGGAAACTATTATGTTGGAAACCACCGAAATAGAAAAGAAAAGTCTAGAAGCACATGTAGAATTATGTGCAGAAAGATATAATGCACTCGAAACAAAGTTATGTGTATTAGAAGATAAATTGTCTAGCCTCAAAACTATGATAGTAGAAGTTCATACACTGGTTGAAAAAATGGCTGATAAACGTACAGATCAACTAATAGGGTGGGGAATAGGAATAATTGGATTTCTCGTGGCCACAGTAGGTTGGTTACTAACGCACTACGTATTCAAATAATGATTAAAGATCAAGAATTTGAGCGTATGATTCACGCAGAGTTTAAAAACTTGGAGTCTAATCTCCTGTGGCAGAACGAAGATGGCGATTATGAATTGTTTGGCAAATACCGCATAGTATCTGTCAAACCTGGCTACAAGGTTTATTGTTTGGAGCAAGAAACGGGAGTATTTTCTAGCACACGAACTGCTGTTAGTTGGTGTATAGCCGACAAGTACAGTAACTACAAATTGGCACAAGAATTACTTGTAATCGACCGTAAATTAGAACTGTTAAAAAACGATATTTTTGTAAGATCCGCAGTTGCTGATCACAGCAAACAAGCCCAATTTCGCGAAGACATTGGCACCAAATTAGAAACCAAAATCATATATAAAAAGGTACTAGAAATAGAACTCACCAAATGTGTGAATTGGGCTAAATATAGACAACAACGAGGATTCATAAATGA